CCGCTCCGATTACCGACCCTAAAGAAATCTACCCCGGTGCGAAGGTCCGTGCCTCGCTGCGCGCTTATGCGTACAGCGTGAACGGCAACAACGGCGTTGCGTTCTCTCTGGGCAATCTTCAAAAGGTAGCCGATGGCCCCCGTATGGATGGCCGTCTGTCTGCTGCCGACGAGTTCTCTGCAACGGAACGTCCGTCCGCAGACATCTCGGATTTGGATGACCTTTTGTGAGTTAAGTAAAAGGGGGAGACCAAGGAGTATGGAAGTCGCTTTGGTCTCCCTCAATCTAACGCCTCGGAAATCATTCGGGCTTTACGCGCAAGTATCTTATTAACGTGTTCGTCTACTGAATTGGCCAACGAAAACACGCGGACGATTACGGGTTTTAGTTGGCCAATCCGGTGGCAACGCTTAGCCGCTTGTGCGTTAGTAGAATTAAGCCAGTCCATCTCGACAAACGCCACCTGATTTGCCGCCGTCAATGTAATCGCCGTAGAACATGCGGTGATCTGGCCGATGAATACCCGCACCTTCGGATCAGTCTGGAAGTTGTCAATCGCCGCTTGACGCTCAGCCGTTGGCATACCGCCTGCGACTACCACTGGGTTGAAGTCTTTGAGCCTGTCGTAAAGCGTCTGTATCGCGTCAGTGTGGTAGGCGAAGATCACTATCTTGTCGTAGGCATCATCCGCCAATTCGCCCGCTATCTGTGTGGCGATGGGCGCTGCCTTGGCTACACCAGTCAGCCGTCTTAGTGACGCGATATGCGGGGCGATGCTCTCGATCTCGGTAGACAAGTCCTGCCCCGTAAGGGAATGCGCGAGTATCATATCGACCGCTTCGGCTTGGCGTGGGTCGTCGATGTGTTTCCTGTCGCTCCAGTTTTCTATCTCGACTGGTGCGCTCTGCCACCAGATAGGCGGCAAATCCTTCAGCACGACTTCGCCCTTGCGGCGCAACATGATTGCTTTCAGCACGGTCTTGAACTCGCCCATGCGTTCGGCCTTGTTGCCGAGAACCTGAAGGCCGAACTGTCCGCTCCAAGTCTTGCAAAAATACGTTGTGTATTCAGCGAAGTTTAGCGGGTACTGCCAAATCGCTTTAAGATGGGTCCAGAAATCGCTGACATTATTAGGGATGGGAGTACCGCTAAGAAGCCAAACACGATCAGCAAAACGAACAAGCCCATCACCACGACAATACTGGCCATATAGATACTTTGTGCGCTTAGCAGTACGGTTCTTGAGATAATGAGCCTCATCCAAAACAAGAACGTCTGGCTCAAACTTTGCGATTTCATTGCGGACCTCCTTCGATTGCGTGATCTTATCGTAGCTAAAGACTTTGACTTCGCGCTCGACGGTTCCCCATCGCTCGAACTCACGACGCCAGTTAATCTTAGCGATAGCCGGGCAGATCACGACGACCTTTGTTAGGCCGAGTGTATCACAGGCTGCTATCACTTGAAGTGTTTTGCCAAGGCCCTGCTCATCGGCAAGGAATGCGGCGGGGTTCTTACAAAGAAAGTCTGCGCCGACTTTTTGGTAATCGAATAGGTGGTTCATTGTCTTCCCTCTCGGCGGCATAGCAGGCAAGAAGCGCAGCTTCGGCTCGGCCATCGTCCTTTTTCCGTGCGAAGAGATGGGCGTAATCCGGGAACAACTCTTGTGCCCGCTGACGACTGCCGTCCTTCCCTCCGAACGTTCGCATAGACTTAATCCAAGTCGCAGGCGGTATCAACTCAAAAGATACAGACAGGCCAGCAAGGACACCTTCAACGATACCCGCCGCTCTGCCGAAGCTGAACATCGAGGCAACCCCGTTTCCCGGCATAGCGGAAACTTTCTCGACGAGGGCTTTGGTATCGCCGTCTACATGCGGGCGGAGCGCATCGGCCAGCATGTGCGCGTCAACCTGATTGACCACACGCGGCCCGCGCTTGACCTTTAATGTAGGCATGTCGATGATGACAAGTTCTCGGCTATCCTTATCCAGAATAGCTATTGCTCCGAACGCTCCAACGTCGCACCCAAGTATCCGCACTTGGCTTCCTTTAATCTTTGGGAAAAAGTTTTTCTTCTTCCATAGGACACGTCACGGATGACGTGCACAGGGATGTTATACTTTAACGCGAGAGATTTAGCCACCCCTCTTTTCTTCTCAGTCACTTCGAGGTCGGACTGTATTGCCGCAATTAGTTCGTCTGAATACTTAGCACACGGATGCCTGTCTCCGCCCTGCCATGTTCCGTGTGCGGCTTTGTCCGCTATGTTTTCCCGTTGGCTCCCAATGTCTAGGTTGGTTACCTGATTGTCTTGCGAGTTGTTGTTTTTATGACGAACAACTTGATCTGGCTCTAGGCCCAGAAAAGTTTGCGCAACCAACCGAGCCACGGTATGGTTCTTTCTGCGAATAGATACGCGCAAAACTGCGTACCCTGTTTTGTCCACGGCCACATGTGGCTTGAAATAATGCCACGGTTTACCGCGCTCAGGGTGCGCTTTATTTATTTCTCTTTTAACATTTCCGATTGTAGATACCCAGACGCCCGGTAGCGTTGGGTGCAACTTCCATTGTTCCATATACTGCCTCCTGTAAAGCAGCATATGATATTTATGGGGTTACCGCAAGTGGCTTCTGGGTCCTAGTTTCTTACGATGGCGAAGCCCGTCGGGTTTGTGGCGACGTTTCGACTTCGGCTGTGGACGCCATGACATGTCTTTAACGCTAGTCTTCTTGGCCATTACTTCACCTATTTAACGATTGGCGGTAGGTCTTCGTTCTCGGACAGATACCGCTCCATAGCACGCGAAGCGATAAGTTGGCGGAACGCTTCACGTGAAGACGACATCCGATCCCGAATAAGTTCCTGCCGTTGATCGTCATCGAGTTGTTGCCACTCTGGTGACGCGATGTCTTGCTTGATAATTTGTTTTGCGAGGATGCCCGACGCAAACGTAAACTGGCGGCGTTCACGATCCGTAAGTTCAATTTTAAATTTAACCGGCTTCTCTTCACCCTCGATATTGACCGACAGATTAACTTCCTTTTTAGGACGGTCGAGGCCAAGCCCCAAACGAGCTACTTCTTTTTTAACAGGGTCTGTCGTTTCACGGGTTGGCTGTATCGGAGACAGAAGGTTAAACACCGCCGCCCCGAATTGATCGATAAGCGGTTTGCCCGCGACAGTCATAGACGGCGCACGGACAATCGGGTCGCCCCATACATCAAGACGTTCGGGAACTGCTTCGAGGTTAAAGTCCGTACCCATAACGCGGATGTCGTTGCCGCGAACAAACGGAATGCGATCTTGGGCTTTCTTAACAAGCGTTGAGGCTTCGCGTATGGTTGGATCAACGGCGACGGATGTTTGCCGAAGGACATTGGGAACAAAACCAAGAGCCGTATCCGTTAAGAACTTCTTAGCTTTGTCTACGGTCCGGCCTTCGCTCAATACGCTATCTACGAAATTTGAGATACCTTGAAGATATGTTTTTTCGGCAAGGTTAGCCGCCACGGAAAACAACAGTGACGCGCCAACATCGTTGATCTCTTTGTCAGTCATGTAATCCGACGCCGTATACATGTCAGCAATTACGCCAAGCGGCGTTGCGAACGGATCAAACCGCTGAAACGGAATATAGGTTTCGCCAACCTTAAAGCTGTATGGCTGCCAGCCGGTAGCCATCAACGCGGCGCGTTCGCCCGGATCAGATGGCCCCGCCCCGGTCATCATACCTTCCATCGCCAAAAGGGACGCGGCCCCCAGAACATTTGAACCAAGCGTGATTTGTGCCAACGCCTCATTACGCTCACGCGGTGTGCCCATAATTTGTTTACGCCAACGATCCGACACCGCAGCCAATGGGGTACGCTCGGCAGAGTACTTAATTAGGTTGAATGGGCCGCGCACAAATGGCTGTAAAATACGCAAAGGTAAAAAATCAGAGGAACCTTTCTGCACCCATTTACCGAACCGGCCTAGTTCCGCTTGGAAGGTACGGTATTCCGCTTCGCGCACTGCGGCTTTCTTAATGTCCTCAGTGGGGTCGTTAAGATACTTGTTGTACAGCGCGGCGAACTCATCCGTTTTCCCGGCGCTTTCTTTCGCTGCACGCGTGTATGCTTGCGCGGCAATCTCACCGCGATAGTGCATGGACTTGAATAACTCGTCTTGCGCAGAGAGGAATCGGTTAGGCAAACGAACAACTCTACCAAGTCGGCCTTCGATAGCCTTACGATTGGCTTCGACCATTTGCTTTCCGGTCTGAACCTCTTCGTTAACAAACGCCCGCTTAGCAAGTTCAACACCGTCCTTCGCACCCTGAAGCATACCGGCTACACGAGCGTTGACTTCCCTAACGGTTACGCGGTTTGGTGTACGGAGAACTGCGCCGATCCCGGCCTCTGCGTATTTCTCAAACGGAGCGGTAAGCGATACACCTATGTTTGACGCAAGGTTGAAGATATGCGTGCGCGGACCGGAGAGTAGCGAGTTAACGAAATACTCTTCAATTTTTTCGCTAAATTTAGGCTTGGACATTTTACCAATAAACGTCGCAACCTGTTCAGGCGTGTCAAGCATGGAGATTTTCCGCAAAATCTCTTCAGCCGGAACGCCCTTTGCCCGCTCTTCCATAAGCTGCCGCAGCGCCAGCGAACGACCGCTGCTCGGCTTTTCACGCAGAATACGAACAGTACGCCCTGCTTCTGCTGTTGCTCCAGCTAGGGTTTCCTGAAACGCCATGTTCGTAGTCAGCAGGTCCAGTGCTTCGTCGGCTTTGGTCAGGTCTTCGCCAGAGGCGGCCCAATCTTGCACCTTCTTAAATACATCATCCGCTGTCTGGTCAACAACACTCAGCGCCGCCCGCATTTGTTCGGCGTTAAATGTGCCCCCAAGTTTACGGCCTAGAATTGTTTGAAGATCGACTTCGAGCGCCTTCTTGTCTATCTCGTCAATGGACATGACGCCGCGACGGGCGTCCATAAAATTGTTGTTTGCTTTTGCAACGTCGTCGAGGAAGATTTTAAGGTCGGCTGGCTTATCCAATTTGGTAAGGTTAAGATTGCCCGCACGTTCCGGCACAGGTACTTCAGGCGTGCCAGCGGCCATGCCTTTTAGAACATCTTCGGCGCTCGTGCGCATTTCGGCAAGGCGCTCAGGTGTGATAGCCGGGGCAATTTCTGGGGTAGGTGTCGGCGCTACCGCAGCTTCAGGGATTGCTGCTTCAGGGATTGCTGCGGCGGCCACGGGGGTTTCCGGCAACTCAACAACCTGCGCCTTTGGCGGCTTGCTCGGCACAACAGGGGCCGGGGTAACAGGCGTAGCAACTGCGGCCATATCCGGAGAGAGCGCCGCTTCAGGAACTGCTGCCGCAACTTCATCCGCAACTGCGACAGGGCCAGTAGCAAAGCGGCCAATAGCCGCGCTAGTCTCCGGCGCAACACGACGGACCCCTGCTGCTACTGGTTTGGCCGCAAATGGTAGGGCGAGAAGCCCAACGTTTAAGTAATCTTCAAGTGTTCCGCGACCGGTTAAAACGTCACCGGCGCTGCGTTCGGTTGTTTCAATACCAAGTATGCCTTCAGTACCGGCTTTGATATTCCTAAGTATATTACTGGCGTAGTCATTGGCTCGGCGTTCATCAAAACCCGGAATTAAATCTGCTAAAGTTGCAAAACCAGATTGAAGTGCATCATACACGCCACCCGTAATTGTGGTCGGGGTGTATGCTTTTAGTTCCGGCTGCCGGTTTGCGATGAGACTGATCTCTTCGGTCGGCGCGGCGGCTTGCGTCTCGCCTGTTGCGGGCAGACGTGCAACAACAGGAGCCGCAAGTAGAGGGCCTTTGTAATTCTTTGCAATCCAAGCATCGGCTGCAGCTTTAAGTTCATCGTTGCTGTTAAGCGACGTTACACCGGGGAGCGTGATTGTCTCCCCAGTGGCAGGAATTTTTAGGAATACTGGTTCGCCTTTCGGCTTCTCCTCGGCCATGAAGGCTCCTTATCGTATTAGCTTTAACCGTCTTGTGAGTTCGTCGGCGGCGCTGCCTTCTATAGTTACCCCAGAAGATTTCGCCCCTTTCAGGCCGGTCTTAATCTGCCGTGTCGGGTTCTTTGGGTCAACCGCCACGATACCATTGTCGGTAGTAATGAACCGGTACGACGTGGCGTTGCCGCCATCCTCGCCACCGCCGCCTGCGGCGATGCGGGCTTCGCGCTTCACCGCAAGACCGTAGTTGGCTGCCTCCGCTGGAGACATATTAACTTTAAGAGTACGCTCTTTACCGTTCTCATCCAGAACTGGTTTGCCGGTATCTTCGTCGACAAGGACCAGCCTATCGCCAAGGTTCTGATATTTAGTGTTAGCAGGAAGCGACCAATTAGCAACTTGATCGGTTCCGTTTGTGTAGACGTACCGGGTCTTGCCGTCTGCATCGCGCCTGATTTCTCGGACTTGCTTTTCGCGGAATGCGATTTCGACAATCTTATCAGCGCGCTTATCAAGTGGAATACCTTCAAGTGCGGCGCGTTCGTTAGGCGTCAACAACTCGCTATATTTTGCAACGGACGCACGTTGCGCGGCTTCTTGCTGCGCCTGCTGTTGCATCTGTGCAATCTGGTATTGTGCGTTCAGCTTCTGCATCTGCTGATTGCGCACGTTCTGAATAACAGCAGCCGGGTCTGTTGCACCACGGCTACCTGCGGCTTGAAGCACTTGGCCAAGCGCACTAATCTTTTCGCCAGTTGATAGCGGGCCAATGCCACCGCTCATGAGAGCCTGCATATCCTGAATGTACTTTGCCGTCGGCGAAAGCGTAGGTTGTGCTGCTGCGGCTGGTGCGGCCTGAGGCGCGATAGTCGGTAGAACCCCAACAGAACGCACCGCGCCACCCGGAGGAGTGCGGTTCGGGACCAATGACTGCATAAGAACTTCTATTGGGGTTCCCATCTAATTAACCCTTCTTAGCAAACAGATCAAGGAGAGCACCAACAGCGGACGCAGCCGACCCAACTTGGCCGAGCGTTGACTGGCCCGGTGCAGTTGTCGTTTGCGTGACCGGAGACGGAAGACCTTGCGATCCCATAAGTAACGTCTGAAGCTGCTGCTGCGGGAAGCCGCGCTGTTCGAGGAAGTCCTTGTAGGCCAGATCGAGGTTCTGCTGGGCCATGCCGCGCTGCGCTTGACCAACGCCCTGAAGCATTGCTGCATATGCCTGCTGATTACCAAGCGCCTGTTGGCCGAAGCCTGCAAGAGCGGATGCCCCCGCAAGCTGCTGGCCCGGCAGACCCTGTGCAAACCCAGCGGCTTGCGAGTATCCCTGATTATACAGGTTCGCCAGCGTCTGAGCCGTATTCAAATCTTGCTCACCTGCAAGCTGTGCTTCGTATA